CTTCATCCCATTCATAACCTATACCTGCATAGTTTCCTCTAAATGCTTTAGAGTCGTCACCAGATTTATGTTTATTAGTATATGTGTTGTAAGATGTTTGAATCCACATTTGTGCAGGCCAGTTGTTATGTGTTTCTAACCACTGTTGACCTACTGCTTCATCCTCAACACCATCAGCGTTTAACATCTTATCGTTATCCATAGTTAATACTTGAATAACTTTTCCGTTAGATCCTAGTTTTGCAAAATGTGCCATAATGTTTCTCCTTATATATTAATTTTAATTACTATTCAACTATTGAAATTTGTACCTTATTACTACTATACCTGAACCACCTTCACCACCATTTCCTCCTGGAAGTGGACTTGGTGATCCACTACAACAACCTGATCCTCCACCACCTCCGCCACCAGTATTTGCTGTTCCATTTCTACCTTGTGCTCCTCCTGGATTTCCTCCAGTTCCTCCATTACCACCACCACCTGCTCCACCTGTTGCACCATTTATACTACCAACTTGTGGACCATCTGAAGAACCTGCACCACCACCAGAAAAATATCTTGTATTACTTACTGGACCTGGTGTTCCTAAAGGAGCTGCACCTCCACTAAAAAATGTCTCTGCTACAAAACCACCATCACCACCTGCTCCTCCAACATTTGGACCTGGAGCATTACTTCCTGCTGCACCGGCACCGCCGCCGCCACCGCCTCCATTATTATTTCCAGGCTGTCCTTGTCCACCATTTTGACCTTGTGGTGGGGATACTGAAGGAATGTTTCCTGTACCAGCTGCTTGACCTTGTGTGCTTCCACCACCTGAACCACCTGGTCCACCTGATTCTGGCGTACCACCACCAGCGGCACCAAAACCACCACCAGCAGAAGTTATTGTACTAGAACCAGCAAAAACTGAATTAACTCCATTTACACCTTTGTTATTATCACTTGCTGCGGTAGCTCCTCCTGCTCCTACAGTAACAGGATAACCTGTAGCTGTGACTGGTAAACCAGTTGGATTTGCTAATGGTGACATTGTTGGCGCAGGCACACAACCAACTGAATTAGATACTCTAAATCCACCAGCTCCACCAGCTCCACCCATGTAAGCTGGAGATCCACCTCTACCACCACCTCCACCACCACCAACTACTAGATAATCTATTGTATTAGAACCTGCTGCATTACCCACTGAACAAACAGTAAAAGTTCCTGGCCCTGTAAATACGTGTGTTTTAAAATTTCCACAAGTAGAAATTGCTCCACCTGAGGCTGTAATAAATGATGCTGTTGGTAGCTCTGATTGTAAACCTGAATCTGTTACTAACCAACCTTGTGTTGAATCTATAAAAACAAAAGTTATTGCAATACCTTCTGTGGTTAAAGTTGCATCAGTAGTGTTATCTCCAGCAATTTTATCAGAACCATTAGGTGCTACTGTTACTTTGTTTGTATCAAAAGTTCCTGCTGGTAAATTAACTGTTACTGCTCCACCTGTTGTATTTACAAAATATCCTTCACCAGCCACTGCTGTAAAAGTTGATGTCTTAACTGTTGTATTCCAAGATACAGCACCCGTTGCACCAAAACCTGATGCAGTTCCAGAATTTGTTATTGTTGCACCAGCAGGAATTGTAATAGTGTCACCACTATCTCCTAACTGTGTTGTACCACAATTTGTTCTTGGACTAATTTTATTTACTTTTATTTCACTCATAATTATTGAAATTTATACCTTATTATTACTATACCTGAACCACCAGCACCACCTACTCCACTTGGTCCACCACCATTACTTCCACCGCCACCACCACCTGTGTTGGCAGTTCCATTTGTAGCCGCAACAGAACTTCCTGGATAGGGTCCTGATGCACCACAACCGCCACCTCCAGCACCTCCAGTTCCTTTATTGGCAGGGTCAGATCCACCACCGCCACCTCCAGCAAAAGCTGTTGGACTTCCATTAATACTTGTCGTTGCTCCTGCACCTCCAGGTCCACCTGTGCCTGATCCTGCATTTCCTCCGACTGCAGTAGCACCGCCACCGCCTCCTTGTGCGTAAGGTGGAGCATCACGAGTTGTTCCTGCATTATTACCTTGAGGGGGAGTTGTTGGTGGAGTATTTCCTGCAGCACCTGCTCTTGCAGTGCAACCTGTTCCGACAGAACCTTGCGCTCCTCCAGAGCCACCGGCATCTGCAGCACAAACTCGACCACCTGCACCACCACCTGCTGAAGTAATCGTACTAAAAGTTGAAACACTTCCAGGTGTGCCTTTAGTGTAAGGAGATGATTCATCAGATGCTCCTCCACCACCAACTGCAATAGGAAAACCTGCTGCTGTTACTGTAATTCTATTTCCAGGTGTTGAATATCCATCTAAAGGACTTGCAGTATAAGGTGTGGCTGGAGATTTTGTTTCTCTAAAACCACCTGCTCCTCCTCCGCCACCTCTATCGTGAGCTGATCCACCACCTCCAGCGACCACCATATAAGAAACTAAATTATTAGCAGCTTCACCTGATACAGAACAAACTGTAAAAGTTCCAGGGCTTGTAAATGTATGAATTTTGTCATTACCAGAAGTTGTTATTGTTCCTCCAGTTGCTACTATAAAAGATTCACCTGCAAAAGTTGAAGAGTCATCTTGAGTTGCTACCCATCCTTGAGTTGCATCTACATAAACTAAAAATATTGAAGCACCAGCAGTTTTTATAACTACATCAGCGTCGTTAGCTCCATTAATAGGAGATCCACCTCTACCAATTGTTAAATTAGCAGTTGCAAAATTTCCATTATAATCTTTTAAACCTACAATAGCTCCAGCACTTGGAGAACTAGGAAGTGTTAAAGTAAAAGCTCCACTTGCTGCTGTATCACAAAAATAACCTTCTCCTGATGCTGCAGTAAAGTTAGCTGTCTTTTTTGTAGTAACCCAGTTTACTGTGCCTGTTCTACCAAAACCTGTTTGACTTGCACCTGATGCTAAAGCAACTGTATCACCACTAGCGCCAAGAGTAATAGTATTACTATTCTCGTTAATGATGTTTGCACCTGATTGATTCTGAATATTGTCTACTTTTATTATACTACTCATAATTTACCTATTGAAATTTGTACCTTAGTATTACTACTCCTGATCCACCAGTTCCACCTAATTTATCAGAAGGACCTGAAGGAGCTCCTCCTGCGCCTCCACCGCCGCCTCCTCGATTAGCTGTTGCTGCACTACCTGGTGCACTTGGACCACAAGATGGTCCTCCAGCAGCACCTGATCCACAAGGACTAGCTTGTGAGTTTCCTGGACCTGAAGCACTAGTAGCTCCACCTCCACCACCACCAGAATAACCGACTGGACTTCCTGAAATATTTGTTGTTGCTCCGGCACCACCTCTACCTGTAGTTCCAGGAGGGGAACCTTGAGTTCCTGCTGCAGTGGCTCCACCACCGCCTCCACCTCTTAAATCAGGAGGTGAATCAACTCCTTGTGCTCCATCTTGACCTTGCGGTGGACTTACGGGAGGTGAATTTCCTGATCCTCCTGCGCCTGCTACTTGGGAAGATCCTCCACCACCAGAACCGCCTGGATTACCACTTCTACAAGGTGGACTTCCTGGACTTCCTAAACTTCCACCTCCGCCACCACCAGCAGATGTTATTGTGCTTGATCCTGCAAATGTTGTAGCGTTTCCATTACCACCTCGTTGTGGACCTGTGCCAGGATGAGCTCCTCCTGCACCTATTGTTATTGGATAACCTGTTGCTGCAACAGGAAGACCTGCTGGAGCGTTTAATGGACTAGCTGTATAAGAATCTATTGGTGCATTTTTACCTTCTCTAAAACCACCTGCTCCACCACCAGCGCCAACGTGAGTTGAACCACCTGTTCCACCACCACTGCCACCAGCGCCAACAACTACATAACTAACTATATTATGAGCAGGAGCCGGTGATTCTGTAGCTAATTTTGTTACTGTAAAAGTTCCTGGACTTGTAAATGTATGAACTTTAAAATTTCCATCTTCAGTTATTGTTCCACCTGTTGCTTCTAAATAAGGAGGTGCTCCTGTTTCTGTATCTTCTGCGTTTTGAACATTGACCCAGCCTTTTGTTCCATCTACGTATACCAAAGTTGCTGCTTGACCATTAACATTTAATGTTGCATCACCAGTTTGACCACCAATTTTTTCTGAACCATTAGCTGCTATTGTTAAATTGTATGTTGCAAAATTTCTTGCATAATCAGAAACTGCAACAATAGCTCCAGCAGAACCTGCTGGTAAATTCATTGTCAATGCACTTCCTGAATTTATAAAATATCCTTCACCACTGGCTGCAGTAAAAGTCGCTGTTTTTGGAGTTGTTTGCCAATCAACAGAACCTGATCTTCCAAAACCAGATTGAGTAGCACCAGAAGCTAGTGAAACTGTTCCACCAGATTTACCAATAGTTACAGTTGTTGCATCTATATTTGCAGTCTTACAAGCTCCACCACCAACTGTTAAAGTTGTGCCTGATTGTTGTGTTATTTGATCTACTTCTATCTTACTCATTAAACTACTACTACTGTTCCTGTTATTGTTTGCGTACCAGTTACTGTAACTGGTCCTGCTAATACTCCTGAAGCAACTGTTTGAGTTTCGTCAAGTGTTGTTGCATGTGTTACAACATAACCTGTGGCTGTCATAGATGGTGACATTGATCTCGATGCTGGTAGTGTACAGAAAACATTTTTAGTACCTGCAGAAAAGTCTACTGCACTATCAGAATTTGATGATGAGATAATTGTTGTTCTTGATAAAGTATCAGGTGAAGCATCAGTAACTGTACCAATACCTACCTCAAACTCACCTGCAGAATTATTTTCTATTGCATAGTAAGTTGTATTTGTCGTTCCAATTCCTGCAACAAAAGTTTCGTAACCTTGCTCAGCTCCTGCAAGATTCAAAGTTCCTGTTCCAGTAGTTGTACTTGTTTCTTTAACTCTATCGTTAACTATTAAAGCCATTACTACTCCAAATTTTATTACGCGTCGCCAAGTCTAATAATAGCGCTAGAAGAGTTAGCAGTTGGAAACTGAACAACGAAATCTCCGTTTGTTGCAGTTTTTGTTCCGCCAAAATCTAGAACTAATACAGCTTCGTTACCGCTACTACTCTTATAAATCAGTGCGCCTACAGCAGACAATGTTACAGATGAAAAAGTTAAATCTGCAAAATCAACATATCCAATGTTACTTGCGATCGCTACACCATTGTTAGTTAAAGCATTTCCACCTGAAGTATAGTTTGTTCCAGATGTTCCTACTTCGTTAGTTGCAGTGAACGCAGTTGTTGCTGTTGTTAAGCCAGATATGTTAGTGTAAAGAGCAAGTTTAAAACTTGATCCACCAGAGGAATCAAAATTAAACGTTCCTTTTAACAGGTCTGTTTTAAAAGAGTCAGGTACTACATTTGCCATTTATATTATCTCCTTAGTTTGGTGATGGCGACTTAATTTGAGAACGAATAGCGCCATCTTGCCATTCATCTCTACGTCTTCTACCTTCTTGTTCGATAGAATAAGATTTTGCAGCCCGTCTATATGACTGTTCGTAGTATTGTATCAGATCCGCTGGACCTTTCAAGTATCCATATGCTTCTACCAGACATGCATACAAAAGTAAATCCTGATATTTATTAGATGTGTAAGTCCCTGCAGTGCTTGCTGTTCCAGATGTTATAGTATCTGGTTGTTTGACATATGCCAAAGTAATTTCAAATGTAGCATTTGGTGTAGGTGCTACCACCCAAAAATTAGCATCCCAGTTAGCATAATACTTAGGTAAACCACTAGCTGTGCTAGGTGTATTATAGTATTCTGTCATAAAACTGGTGTCTCTTTTTTCTAAAAATACTTGGTTATTAGATCCGTCTTTTAATTGAACATATCTAATTATTCTAAGATCAGAAGGAATAGTTACATATCTATTTCCCGATTGTAAATTGGATGTAGCATAAAATCTATTATCATCAGAATCTACATCTCTATAAATTCTATTTTCAGCATTTTTAATTATAGTGTTTAAAACACCTGTAGATAAAACAGAGCTATCTACTTCTGTATAATTTCTAATATCGTCTTGTAAGTTTGTAAGTGTATATGCCATTATGGTGATAGTGTAACCGGACCAGCCGATATACTTCCTCCTCCTATTTTTGCAGTTGCAGTTGCTGTTCCTGCAGCTGTAAATGTGTAATTATTAGCATTTGTAACTGTAATTGTAAATCCTGAAGCGTTATTAATATCTGCAGCAGTTATACCTGCACCAGGTTCAGCATCTCTAAATCTAACGGTATCACTCGTAGATCTTCCATGATTGTCTTCAAACACTGTTATAGTCGTAGAACCACTTACAGCAGATAATGGATTTAAAGTTAATATTCTTGCAACAGCAGGTTCTGTTCTTGCAGGTCTTGCATTTAATAAACCTTGTGGATCTGCAGCATGAGGTTTTGGTTGTAATTGTGGATGTTTCTTTTCAAATTCTGATATGTGAACTCTAGCTCCATTCCATTCTATTACCATTTCAGAATATGGAAACTCTAATCCTGATCTATCTGAAATAAATTTTGCGTATTTACCTGAAGAAAGATTTGACATTAAGCCTCCGGATAATAAACTTTAGGACTAATATACGTACTTGATGACGAGCCGTCCTCTTGTAAAGCTCTTTGTAATTCATCTTCGTACAACATCTTTAGCATTTGAACTCTTTCAGGTGAATTTTTAATTGCAAGGTAATAAGCTAAACCTGCAGTCATACATGGTACAAATCTGTATGGTACATCTGCATCATTAGTATAATCACCCGCATCTTGAATTCTTTTTACATAATAATAATTTAAAAATTTACCTGCTTCACTAGATCCAGGTGTTAAAAATAAAGTAACTGTAATTTTATCTATAAATCTTTGAACAAAATATTGTGATGGTGTTCCAGTAGATGTTTTGTTTGATAATGCTTGATACTGTGATCTATTTATTTTTGTAAGTGGTGTATCTACATTAGAGTTTCTGTAAGAAGCTTCTAATATATCATCAACACCATAAACAGCTGTAGTGCTTGAAGTGCCGTCTGTTGTTGATCTAAACATTGTATATGTTGCTTGATCTGCAACTAACGTAATATTATTGTTTGCAACTTCCCAATAATGCAAACCTCTGTTTGCCCATTCTTGAAATAAAATATTAAGAGATCTTCTTGCAGATTTTAATTGATAGCCAGAAACACCTTGTATGCCTAATCTTTCATACGCTTCTTCAACAATATCTGCAATAGAAAAACCTTTTTCAAAGGTAGTTGTACCCGAAGTAGTGTTAGCCATTTACTCTCCTATTTATCTAGAATAACAGTTACCGTTGCATTTGATAGTGCTGAAATAGTCATTCCGCCTTCAAATAAAATTCCGTCTTCTGCTAGATTATAAGAAAATACATCACCTGCTGGTACATCTACTTGAAACTGTGTTACTGAGTTTCCATCTTGTAGTGTAACTGAACCTGCAGAACCTGTTGATGC